GAATACTGCCGTGATGATACTCCCAAACTCTTCTGTGCAAACGAGTGGAGCCTACTGATTTTTTCGATTGCTTGCTGAAATACTGACCGCACAGGTAGTATTTCTCGCCTAGAAACTCCTGAATCTTGTCCGATATGATTTTCACCTGCATACGTTACGCACCGTATCAGGTCATGCAAGGTAAGGCTAGATGTTTCTTTGAATGTACCATCTGCAAGCATAAACTTGTGATCTGGAGTGGCCTCGACGATAGAATTGTCTTCAAACTCTAATCTTATAATTGTAGCTCTTTTATTTGTGATAGAACCAAAGGCTAAATGAAATTGTCCGTCGTGACTTAAAACATGCGTTTTTACGCCATCTAAATCTTTTATTGGAACTTTGCCGGATTTTGTGACTACTAACGTATCACCAGTAAGACAGGCATGGTCAGCGCCAGTAGTATCGGCATCTTCGGGTTTTCTTTTGTCTATAGCTAAAGATGGTAGAGTTTCCAGCAAATAAGGGCAAGTAGCAAATATATATAGCAAAGGATCAGGCTTATGAACTAATCGCTGCCTAATCTGCGACCAACCAGAAATACGGTCGTTATCAGCTCTTCTAAAGTTAGGATGTTGATACTTAGCAAAAACTTTATTGAACTGGTCGTTAATACTAGGGCCACCATCATGAGCAAATATGGAGGGGTCAGCTACTGCAACCACTCCTTCTCCGACAGAGGCACTTGCAATTCTGTCTGCTTGTTGCTCGTTGTCGATTCCTTTACCGTGCATTTCTCGATAAATGACAATTGCTCCTTTAGGATATGGTACTTCATTACCAGCGTCATCCCTTCCAGAACTAACAGCACCCCACACAGCAGCAAAAGGACTGCGGTAGCCCCAATCGTAACCCAAGTAGCGGGGCCAGTGTTTTGGGACATTAAAAGGACTAATAATATGTTTGCTACTAAACTCAGGAAAATAGCTACCTTCATGAATCTCAAAATCTCCCTCTAGCCACGCTCGCACAAGCTCTGGACTACCCACCATATGCAAGCGATCTATGTACTCAGGGTCTTTTGCTAATAGAATCTGATTGTCGTGTACTCTACTTGGTATATAGATATAATCAAAATGTTTTCCATTTGGCAGTTTCTTCTGTAAAACTTTCATGCCTTTTGGAGCAGGCTTAATAAAGAACTCTTTTAGCCAGTGATGCCCTACACCACCAGGGTTAAAGGTAAGGATAATCTGCCCACCCCCTTTACCTCGCAAGGCTCCAAAGAGCTTCCAAATACAGCTTGGCTCTCCGTAGTTACCTGCTTCCTCAATAGCGCAATCAGATAAATTTTGCCCCTGGTACTTCTCAGCATCACTATCATTGGCTAGTGGTCTAAAACGTAACCTACCGCCACTAGGAAAGGTAAACTGCTTTTTTTGATCCTGCCAGTGAGCTTTTAAGGGTAAGTATATCTGCTTGGCTCGCTCAATAAGGTCATCTGCTTGGGGTAGCTCTTTACGGAAGAATATAGCGTTAAATGCTTCTCCTAACTGCTCTTGTTTTACAGCAAACTTGCCTAATACGCCGTCAGTCTTACCTCCCCCTCGTGCCCCTCCGTAGCCAACTAACGTAATAGGGCAATGAACTAAGGCTTCTTGAGGTCCAGCTTGAGGAGACCAAACAACAAACTCATCCCTGCCACTATCTAGCTCATCTTCAGTATCTAGCTCATCCATTGGCATGGCTTCTTAGGTAAGCATCTAAATCATCCCAAGTAGCAGGAGTTTTGCTTGGTTCAATAATTTCTTGGCATTCAGGACAATCAATAAATGTTTCTTTCTGAACAAACGTAACTACACATTGACACTTATCGCACCTGCATAGCTTTATATCGTCTTTAATCATTATAGCCCCCTTTAATAACAACTGATTCAGTTAAAATCAGCCTAACATTACATTGAGGATTCTGACAGTAAAAGCCATTCTCGTTCTCAGCTCTCTTTATAGAAACCCAACCACACTCAAAACACCGCATCCAACTCTTCAATAAACGCACAAACCCCCCTTACCTTTTCATACTCAAAACGACTAATCCTATCAGCATCTAAATCCAATTTTCTATTACATTTATACGTTCCGCAATCTACATATTTTAATGTTGTGTAGGTAATTTTTAACTCAAGACAGCTCGGACACCTCAAAAAACGCCACCCTAACTGCCTACTATTATTCATTAAAAAAAAAGTTCTTGACAAGGTGTTTTTGGGTAGTTTATATATTCAACTTAGCTGGTCGTTGTCGTATTCATAGCTATGTTTTCCCATTTCATCCCTTAACGTGTTCTTAAGGATAAGTCTATATATACTATATCAGTGCCTAGCGGCAGGGTTTATCTCCCCCCCTTCCCCCCACTTAAATAAGTGTGGGAACATTATTCTTCATCATTAGCTAAATATCTCTGAGTGAACTCTTCTTTACTTAATGGCTTAGAAGATACGACAGCCTTTACCTCGCCTATATGCTCAATTACCTGCTGCTCGCTCCAACCTAACTTAGTTTTTAGCAGGTGAAGTAATATAGGCGTATTACCATTCATCGCTTCCTGAATTGCTGTACTAGCTAAACCCCTCTGCAATTCACTCTGACCCTCCAAATACTCATCTAAATAATACTTCTTAAATGTATAATCCCGTATCTGTAACGACACACACACCGCATGCTTACTCAAACCTAATCGCCCTAACTCACGAACACTATGACTTAACCTTGCATCCTTCTTGTGTGTAAGCGACTCCTTCCTCGACCTCTTAGCTGGTAATACTTCGGGATCTGACATGATGTTTTACTCCTAAAATTGGCTTGTACTGTGTGGAGGTATATATAGGTACCATCCATCTTTATTTTTTCAAATCGTTTTGGTTTTCGTTTTCCTACCCCACGGTTTCGTAAACTACTGGAATCATTACCATATTATAGTTTACGAGTAGTGGAAAACTATTAACCTAACTGGGTAACTAGGCGATATCATAGAGAATATTTATAAACTCATCTGGTGGTAGCTGCGACAAGTCGTGCAGTACGGCAAACTCCAAAGGATAGTACATACTCTTTACCCTCTCCCGATACTGATATGCGCTCAGCTTGATGCCTAGCCTCTCTGCCATCTCGCTCTGAGACAGCCCTAGCCGGTGTCGTATCGCTCGATAGATGCTTCCGTTGCTCATCGCTATCTGATGCCGATACTTCCCTTCGCATACTCTTCCGAAGCGTCTCCTTTCCCACGGCGCTCTTTCCATGTCGCTCATATCTATCCTTACTCCATTAGTAGACAATGTTCATTACTACTACCCTACCCCTATCACTCTGAGCTATCACAGCCGGCTCTGCAAGCCGTGTTCGTAACCATGCGATATTACTACCGATAAAAAAAAGTAAAAAATAAGCGAAGATTATCTTTACTTCTTACCATCATAGACCGTATACTGTATACAAGTTAGTAATAAAGGAGACTAAAACCATGAATAAGAATCTAATAGCAGTAGATCTAACTGCAGCAGCCAAGAAGAACATCAACGACTGGTGTTCAGCCCATGTACCCGCTAACGAGGTAAAGGCAACCGTTGCGGACCTAATCGAGGACGGAATCGACAAGGGCGATTCTCTGCTACTTGGTGCGATTGAGCAGATAGAATTGTATCTTTCAAAGGATAAAACACTAGTGCTAACAGAGTCTGACCTAGTGACCGAAGCTTTTACTAGCCGTTCTAGGTACGCTAGCGAGATATATTTCAAGTAGATCTAGGCTAGACCATAGGGCCCGACTAGGGCCTCTTGGTGTAGTATGGTGCTACAAAACAAAAGGAGACTAACAACATGAAAGATACAATCCTTAACACCTATTACTCTGTCTGGGCTGAGACCGCCGAACATCCCTTTATCATAATTGATACTTGGAGAGAAGACCAACTAGACAGGGCTTTCAGGCAGTACAATCAATTCAAGTATGAGTACGATCAATCTATCGAAAATTATGGATACGCTCGATATGAGAAGCCCCAAATCTGCAAACACGACGTTTACAACGAAGACGGAGACTGTTGGGTAACTGAGCTAGATCAAGACTAGGCTAGGCCATAGCCCCACACGATGGGGCCTTGGCGTAGCATGGTGCTACAATATAAGGAGACTAAAACCATGAACAAACTATCACCTAACACCAAACAGGCTATTCGTTCCGTAATATCGCCCTCGATGTATACACTGATGCTTGCCACTAGCTGTGGAGAGACTTTCTGCTCGGAGTGTGTAAAGAAGCATCTAAGAACGTTCATACAAGATATCAAGGACGGTCAATTCCGTTCCTATAGAGCGATATGTTTAACGGAGAGCGATGCGACATACTACTGCGAGCATTGCGGAGAAGAATTTAACGAGTACGAGTAGATCTAGGCTAGACCATAGGCGACTCTATGGAGTCGCTGTTGGTGTAGCAGGTGCTACTTATAAAAGGAGACTAAAACCATGAAACAATACAGAGAAACATTGATCAAGCAATTAGCCGAGACGATGGAAAGAATGCTAGATGAAGCACCTTGGGAAGATTGGAATATATTGTTTGAAGACTTAGAAAAGTCCTTTTTAATTAAGCTAACTAAGCCACAAAAACTATCAATCGCTAAGAGATTAGCCGAACGAGATATTTATTAAAAAATTGATACTATTTCTTGCTAATATATATCTGATACCTGTATACTGTAGATAGTAGACAACAAGAGGAGACTAAACATGAAATACTTTGAAGACTGTTTAACGGTTGAGGCTGTAAAAACACAGTACCGAGATCTAGCCAAGAAACATCACCCCGATCTAGGCGGTTGCGCCGACACCATGGTGATAATCAATGAGCAATACCACAATGCTCTAAAACGTTGCAGCGGACAATCTCACGAACACAACGGCAGGGAATTTACTTACCGCTATGATGCAGAAGTGGAACAGAAGCTAATGGATGTCATCCATGCCGTTCTAGCAATTAAATCCGATGCCGTGAGAGTAATGCTAATCGGCTCTTGGGTATGGGTAACGGGAGACACCAAGCCGATCAAGGACAAACTGAAGCTTATTGGCCTACGTTGGCACACTAAAAGGCAATGCTGGTATTACTCCGCAACACCATACAAAGGAAGATATAGCAAGAAGGGATTGAGCAGCTTGGCTAGTCGTTACGGCATCAAGGAGTTTAACGAAAACAGACAGAGAATCACACACTAGATCAGGCTAGACCATAAGCGACTTTGCGGAGTCGCTGTTGGTGTGGCACTGGTGCTACGAGATAAGGAGACTAAATCATGAAAACAGAGATTCTAAACGTAACTAAGAAAGAAACTATATTCTTTCATGGGTACCTAAAGGTCATAGCATTCACAGAGGACAGCGGAGACCGCAGTTTAGACGAGACTTTCCGACGAGAATGCCTGATTGATTGCTTATGCTTTTTTAATCGCACTTGTTGCTACATGAGCGATGATCATTTTGAGCAGGCAGGGATTGATTTCTGGCTGTCTCGAAACGGTCACGGTAGCGGATTCTTTGACAGAAAGGATTTTTACAATGAGGGTTGCGCTAACATGTTTCAAAAAATTGCCGAAAGCTTCGGTACTGTTACGCCGTTTTTCGACGATATAAAAGAATGAAAAAATTGAATCTAACCCTTGCTAATATATATCATATACCTGTATACTGTAGATAGTAAACAACACTAAAGGAGACTAATAACATGAAACTGAAACAAGTACAAAATAAATATGCGTTTATAGCTACAATCAACAAGAGTAATTCAAGCTATGGTAACTATTCGGTTAGACTTAAAATGCCAGTAGATCATATTGAGTTTTTTTTCAGGCTTTCCGACATAGTTCGATTCTTAGATGCTCACGTAAAGGACTTGAGATCAGGGAATTGCCTTTAAGAGTGATACTATCCTAGACCTTAGCCCACTACGGTGGGCGTAGGTGTAGCAGGTGCTACTTATAAAAGGAGACTAATAACATGAATAAATACCTAGACACACTTATTAAAGCCGCAAGAAAAGCCGATAGAGACAATATGACAGAGATTATTCTGTATCGGAATTACATGGTAACCACCGACGGCCACAGGTTACATGCCATAGAAACCGAAGCCGATCACGGAGACACTCCGAAGCAAGTTAGCGGTAAAGATGCGATACGTATCGATCAGATATGGAAAGATGCTACTCCGACACATCATCTACAATTAGACAAAGAGGCCATTAAACGGCTTAAAGCCCTATTTGATGCCATTGGAGTAGGGACTCAAAGTAAACACAAAAAAGAAAAGCAAGCTGGCATTACAGTACACTTCAAAGGTACAGAAGTTTACTTCTCACGAGAGTCTAGCGACTACAGGACTGGTCGAGATGATGGGCTAGAAATACGGTATAAAGTGAACGGTCATCCGGAGCAGAAGGAATTGAAGTTTATTGTAAACGGTTATTACCTACTTGATCTACTCACTGAAGTTAATTTCTGGACTCTAAGCCAAGAAAAAGAAGGAGCGCCTATTTGGTTTGAGTCAGGAGATAAGAAAGCCTGTATCATGCCGATGCGAGAAGAATAATCGAAACTATCCTTGGTCAGTATACATCTTATGGTGTATACTGATTACAGTAAACAACACAAAAGGAGACTAAATCATGGCACAAAAGATACCAACAGAGGAACAAGCGCAATTTCTGATATTGCCACAACTGTTGCTACTATGGGAAACGCACAAAACTAACATAAACAAGTACGCATCAACCCTTAATTCAACCGTTGCAGAACTGGAATTATATGAAACGGCACAGCACACTGAGAGTGTGTTGCGTTTCTTGTTCAGGTTGGCTTATGGGCTTAAGGAAGAAGCTGCGTTAAAAGCAAAATTGACCGAATTAGAACTGGACTAGGCTAGAACGAGAGCGGCTCAAGAGAGCCGTTCTATTGTAGCATGGTGCTACTTAGAAGGAGACTAACATGAGAACACGAGAAACACTAAGTCACGAGATGGTAGAACTTGGATACTACTGTGAACACGACCAGTTCTTTGCACCGGCGTATTACTCGCCAGCTTATAAAACATTAGGCAAGTTTCATAAAGCAAACACGTTTTCGCTAGATCGAGCGATTAAATACCTTGATCGATATTTATTGCTTCCAGCTGCCAAAGATTACCTAAAGCAACACGGATCTATGACCGACTCAGTAAAACATATGTTCCCTAAGGCCGAACGGTTGAAATTAGCGGAGGTTTTAGCTTTAGAGATGGTTGGCGAGTTCCGTCTAGGCAATTACTAGCTATCATTCTACCCCGAAGGCTTCGGGGTAGGCTTGATCGCTTGTTCAGGGTCTTTAACAAAAACAAAAGGAGAACTAAATCATGACACGAACACCAATGGAATTACATAACCAATTTAGAATAATTGT